AATTTTGAGCTGAGCCTCCATCGGCTAGCATTTGATCCCACCATTTTTCTTTATTTTCCCCTTTTTCTTCTAACATTGTTTCTAGTACTTTATTCTTGCGAATAAATGTTCCTTTAGCGCCGTTAAATGTGTAGATATTAGCGGGTAACGGTTCAATACCGGCGGAAATACCACCAGTAATAACGCTGTTCGATACGGTAGGAGCAATCGCAAGTAAATGCGTATTTCTCATTCCGGTACCTCTACACCATAATGGTTCTCCATATTCTTGAGCCAAATCTCTAGATGCTTTTTCAGCTTTTAATTTAAGATCTGAGAATATGTTGTGGGTATAAGCTGTAGATGCTATTGAGTTAAAAGGCATTTGTTTTTGTTGTAAGTAAGTATGCCACCCCATTACTCCTAAACCTAATGCTCTACCTTTTCTAGCATGAGCATGGGTTCTTTTTAAGCTTTCTCTTCCATTAGACTTATCTATAAATTCTTGCATTACACCATCTAAAAACCAAGTAGCTAATTCTACAGTATCTGTATCTTTCCACTCGTCATATTTAGCTAAATTTAAAGAAGATAAACAACAAATAAATGAATGTTCCTCATCTGTAAATAATGTAATTTCGGTACAAATATTGGTCATACTTACATCAAGATTATTCATCATGTAAGCTATTGGGTTATTTTTATTTACATTATCTTTGTACATAATGTAAGGCTCACCCGTTTCCATTCTTGACTTTAATACTTCAGCCCATAGAGCCATAGAATCTTGATCTCTTGATTCTAATTTGCGCATAAAGCTATCTCCTACAACAACACATTGGTGTAAGTTCAAACATTGTCTGTTTGGGTCACCTTTTGGTCTACGAATTTGTAAAAATTCTTCAATATCTGGGTGTTCAATATCTAAATTAACTGAAGCAGCACCACGTCTTACTGAACCTTGGTTAGTAGCAATAATTGCTGAATCGTAAATTTTACACCATGGTACTACACCTTCAGACTTTCCATTACCTGTAATTTCTGTTCCACGAGGACGAATTCTAGATACTGAAATTCCTACTCCACCACCTAAAGCAGTAAGTTTCATTAGTTCAGCATTTGTTAACCCAATTCCTCTAACTGAATCTGGGGTGTCAACCCCAAAACAAGAGATAGGTAAACCTCTATCAGTTCCCATATTAGATAAAACAGGAGAAGCTAATCCTAACCACCCATTCCATATTAATTTGTAGAATTTGTTTTCTAATTCTGGTTTTTTAAGTCTACTAGCGGCAGCTAATGCTACTCGTCTATAGGCTTTTTTAGGGGTTTCTCCGGGTAAGAGATAACCTTTAGAAATTGTTGATAAAGAGATTTCATCCATCCAATTAGGATAGTCTTTACCTGCTTCCCAATTTTCAATATTTGATGTTAAGTTTCCGTCCATTAAAATAAATCATTTGCGTCCCAATTTTGGGCACCTTTTGAATAATTAGTAACCCTACTTGCGAAGAAGTCGGTGTGTTGTTTTCCTGCTGATAATGAATCAAACCATTTCATTCTTTTTATAGCATCTTGGTCTATATCGTTTACGATAGCTCCGTAACCTAAATCGCTCATTTTAGTATTTACTCTATGTTTAATAAAGGATACTAAGTCATATTTTGGGCAACCTTCTAGGTCTCCCATTTCATATACTTTATCAATAAAATCTAATTCTAATTTTAAAGATAATTTTGCTGCTTCTTCAATTGAAGCACGTAATTCAGGAGTATTTAAATCAGGGTTTTCTTCTAACAACTGTCTAAATAACCAACATCCTGCATTTGAATGTAGTGATTCATCTCTAATACTCCACTCTACTATTTGTCCTACTCCTTTAAGTAGGTTTCTTAGTTTAAATGAAAGTAAAATAGCGAATGAAGAAAATAAATTTACACCTTCTGTAAACGCTGAAAATATAGCTAGGGATTTTGCTCTAGCAGACCAGTCAGGTGTTCCATCGTGGCTATCTCTTACATCCATTAAGTTTTGAATTTTAGCCATTGTAGCTTCATCTTCTAAAAATTCGCTAAAATTATCTAAACCTAAAGTCTCGTTTAATAAGGAGTAAGCTTCGGCGTGAATAGTTTCAAATGCACCAAATGTAACTCCCATTTTGATAATCTCGGGTTTTTTAAACCAAGATGTAACTAAATTTGTCCAGTAATCATTTACTACTGTTTCGGTTTGAGCAAAACCTTTTAAAATAGAACCAATAATATTCTTTTCTGTTTCATTTAAATTTTGCTTCCAATCATTTATATCTGACATCATGGGCACTTCGGTATGTAACCAGTGTGCTTGGTGTTGTTTCAGCCAGTAATCGTGAGCTTCTTCGTATTCAAATGGCTTGTACACAACTCTTTCTTGTTTGATGTCTCTCATAAATTATTTTTTTTAAAAACGGGTCTATAACTATGGTATATATTACGAAGGGATTGATTGGTTTGAAAAGAATTTGTCATAATGTTTAGAAAGAACTTTTCTATCTTGTTCAGTCTTCTCATTAGCAAATGCTGCTTGTGGTTGCGCTGAAGGTTCAGGTAACTCTCGGGGAGTTTCATCCATTTCTATGCGACCTGTTGAGACATCTACATCTGCGTAATAAGTCATTCCATCCATTCCGTATCTATTCTTCATAATGAAAAATCTACCTGTACCATTAAGTTTATCTTGTGGTAGTCTTGATAATGACATACAAAAATCTGTAATCATTAATTTATTATATGAACCTGCTGCTTTATCTCCCTCGATAACGTCATCTTTCGCACCTGCTCTATTAACTTGTGATACTGACCATACAGGGATGTTTAAAGTGCGGGCTAAGGCTTTAGTTGAAATATAAGTGTTGTCTAATTTTTCTTTTTCGTCTTTAACACCACTAGAACTTTTAAGTAAATCAACATAATCAATAAGAACCATATCTGGTGGGTAACCTAAATCTGTCATTTTAGCGATATGTCCTTCTATTGTTGAAATTGCAGCAACTCCAGGAGCATATTCTTTGATTGTTAAAGTGCCTTTTAAATTCTCTAAATATTTATTTACTTTCTCTTTATTTAAATGAATAGCATTTACAGGTTCGTTTACAAAGTGGGCGTCATAACGTTTTCCAACATATGCTTCAGATAATTCTAAAGTATAGTGGACAACATTTAATCCTAATTTTACAGCATGAGCACCTAAAGCAACAAGTGTCCATGATTTACCTCCACCAGGTGAACCAAATATTAAACCAAAATCCCCTCCGCCTAGTCCACCCATCAATCTCTCATTGATAATTGGCCAAGGAGTAGGTATTACTTGACGATCTTCTTCCTTATAACGGGATTCTATGTCTTTAACATATTCGTGTCCTATATTCTTGTCTTGTCCTGCTTTTAAGGCATTATCAATTGTAAAACGAATATCATCAAACATTCCATCTTGAAGCAAATCAACTGAACGTAATAGAGCTGATTTTAATGCTTGGTTTTTACAGAAATTTTGGAATTCTTGTTCAACATATTCTTGATCTTCGTTTACTAATTTATAAACTTCTTTTAATTGATCAATAATTGCTGTTTTTAAAACCTCGTTATCAATTTTCTTAACTTCAATTTTTAGAAAATCTAAGGTTGGTGAAGCATGATATTCGTCAAAATATTGTAGTGCTTCCTTTACGATCCATTGATGAGCTTGATTCTCAAAAAATGATGGTATAATTACATCACGGATATTGAGGAGGAACTTCTTATTCTTAAGCAAAGAATTTAAAACTTTAACTTGAAAATGAGGTCCGTATTGAGATAAACTCTTTAATGTCATAACTTATTTAATCTTATAATTTTGAAGATACGAAAATACTTCAGTTAGCCAAAATTCTGTATTGGGGATTCCACGACCTAATAAATCCTTTTCATACATCCCTAAAAATTTAGCTTTATTGAAATTGTAAGGATTTGTTTCTATTAGTTCATCTAATTCTTGTTGATCTTTATCTATCAATTCAATGTCTTCTAAAGACATCAATTCATGATTTATCTCTAATTGACTTTTAAATAAATGAACATTACCATACATCCCGTGTTCTTCTACACTATCTGTAGCTTTTTGATAAGCTTCTTGTAATGTAAATCTCTCTTTACCTGTTAATTCAGGGAAATATTTAAATAGTTTTTTAGGACCTAATCCTTTTACTCCTGGAAGGTTATCGGATTTATCACCCATTAAACATTTCATGGTAATAAAATTATGAGGATATAAACCATATTGTTCAAATACATCGTTTGGTCTATAAAATTTCTTTTTAATTGGTGAATAAACAGTAATTCGTTCATTTACTAACTGTAAGAAATCTTGATCCGCAGAATAAATTATAACATCGTCTTTTAATTTCTGAGACATATATGCTATAGTATCATCTGCTTCAATTTTATCTATAATAGAAATGTTAACAGGTAAAGTCTTTAAATAATCTAGCAACCTTAACATTTGAGTAGCAACCGAATCCGATTCTTCCTCTAATGTAGAAAATACATTAAAGTTAGTGATGCGTTTAATTTTTCGGTTTGCTTTATATTCAGAATAGGTGTTTCTACGGTTTGTAATATTTCCTTGACCATCAAAAACTAAAACAACCCTAGTGGGTTGAATTAATTTTATAGCATATCCTAATGACTTCATGAATCCAACTAACCCCCCCACATGGTTTCCCTGGGGGTTGATGGCAGGGATCATAGCAAATGAACGTAAAAATGTATTCATTGAATCAATAAGGAGCACCCTGCTGTTTAAGTGCAGGGGCTCCAGTGTTGACCCCTCATGCAAGTTATTGAGTATATCTTGATATGCTTTATTCATCTGATGTAGAAGCTATATCTTTAAAGTCTTCTGCATCTGAACCTTCTAATACTACTTCAAATGGTCCATCACCTAGGATTTTACCCCATTCATCTTGGTGTAATCTTTTATAATTATCTATATCTTTTTTAGTATCAGATATGAATCCGTGTGGAGTTACTACAATTTTACCTGTAGTTGTAACACCTGAAATATGGTTTTTCTCAACGGCTACTTTTACTTTCTTAGCCCATTCTACTTTCTTACCATCTTTTACAGCGTTAACTTTTAACGTTCCAGCATTTGAAATGTTACCAAAGGTTACAATTAAAGTTGAATCAAAGAACATTGTATTACCACCTTTATTTTTCATAATAGGAGGTGACATTGGTCCAATTGGTTTTTCAACCCAAATCTTATTAATGGCAACAAATGAGTTAGTGTAAGGATAAGATTCTTTACGAGATAATAGGATTTCCTGATTGATAAAGTTACCGAATTGAGTAGACATTGCGCCTGCATTCCATTCGTTGTTGTTTTTAGCTTTTTCAACTGACATTTGACATGGCACGGATCCAATTGAATCCCATAGAAATACCATATCCATCGGTAAGTTACCTTTTGCTTGTTCATTCATTAGATCTGCCATGAATCCTGCAACGGCTTCGACAGTACCTAATTGACCTCTATCAGCATAGATAAAATTACCATCTACACTTGTTACTTGACCATTTTCGTCTCTTTCTAAATTAACTTCTAATCCCATCATCATGGCATGTTCCCAAGACCATTTCATCTCAGTAATAATGAAGACTGGGAGAATGCCCATTTTTTGAGCATTAACTGCTACTTCTAATAGTGCGGTTGTTTTACCTGAATCTGAATGTCCTCGTAGTAATGTAATGTGACCATGAGGAATACCAGGTAATGATACCATTTCCTGCCAAGCAGGAGATAATGGTATCCATTCCTGTTCCTTAAAGGTATTATTTGCCGTTCCTAAGCCTTTAGCAGCTTTGAACTTATCAAGGGAGAATGTCCCCTTAACAGACTTGGAGATATCGCCCCCAAGACTTACTTTTTTCTTAGCCATAAAAATTAATCTTTAAATAGGTCTTCGAAATCGTTATCGCTAAATTCTTCTTTTTGTTTAACGTTTAGAGTATAACCGGGATCTAATGCATTTTTTTCAAGATCTGAAGGATCATTTAATAAAGCTTCTTCTGCAGTTTCTGCAGTATTAGATGCTTCTTCCGGATTCAACCAGTCTTGAAGTGCGGTTTTCATTTCTTCATAAGAATATCTCTTATAATATTTTAGCAATTCTGGTTGTTCAGCTAACCATTTTTCAACCGAAGTATTATCATCTGATAATGGGGATTGTTTTGGTTTAACACGAAGTGAAGTTTGTGGATACGGATTACCTTGAACTACTTCTACTGTCATATCTAGACCAGCTACAACGTCTGTAAAATCTCCGTAATCTTCGTCAGCAGCGTAACTAAGTAATTCTTGATATACTTGTTTTCCAAATTCCCAAAAACGTACGCCTTTATTTTCTTCACCACGAATAATAACGGGAGCAAATACTCTCATTTTAGGCTCTAACTTTTTAGCTAAACGCCAATTTTCAGGTTCAGATGTTTTACGTAATTCTTTAGAGAATTCAACAATAGGATCTTTATCACCATAGTTGATAGGTGAGATCATTGTACGATTACCAATCCCATAATGGAAATATACTTCAGTAAAGGGATTGTCTTTGTTTTCCTTGTAGGGTACAAATCTGATTTGTGATTTACCCATAGGAGCTTTCCAAAAATATTGGCTTCTGTCGAATTTTTGGTCTGAGTTTTGACCTTGTGGGGCCTGTAGTTTTTCTAACTTGCTTGAAATTAAATCTAAATTCATCTATAACTGTTTTTTTATTAATAACGATTGTAATATAATAACCTTAATTTAGATATCCAAATTAGAAATTAATTATTTCGTGGACTTTGGTATCTAATTTTTTTAATTCTCCGCTGGTAGTTAATAGAATACAGTTTCTATAGTCTTGCCAGTTGATTCTAAAGCTTGTATCTAATTTGCCTTCATTTAGAGAACGAATCAAATCATTTAGAGCGTTTATTGTATATAAAGTGTTGGATTCTTTTTTTCTATGTAAAAGAATGGTGTTCTCCAATATTGTATCAGACATATTGAATGAATCTACGTTGTATGTGCACACGTATTCTTTAGTAGAACCCACATATAGAACAAATATCTTATTAAATAAGATTTGATATTGTCCTTTTATGGTATTTAAGGTGGAATCTAGCGATTCTTCAGAAGTAAAGGTGCAAAAAAGCTTGTTTGCCAAATCGTCAAAATTAATGTCGTAATCCATAATAAATATTATATTTCTTTTAAGGAATTGTAATTAAGACCATATGCGACCTTTATAACATAACCGTTGGTTTCTAATAACTGTTTAATTTCTTTTAATGTTTCTTTCCCATCAATACTTGCGTAATCAACTAAGAACGAATCATAGGTGTATAATATAACCTTACTTTGTTTATTCTCCAAATATTCTATGACTTGTTTTACAGAAATTACATTATTATGAGTTTCTGCGGACTGAATTACATAGTTTAATATTTTATTTGGTGTTGGGTTGTGAATTTCACTTTTATCTAATACTTTACCTCCTATTAATTCAAGTTTACCTGTAACGTTAAATAATTCCCAAAGCACATCTATATATTCTTGCATTGCTTTAAAGAAAGGTATTTCTTTATATTCTTTAAATACACCTCCATATAATTGTTTAAATGTCAGTTCTTTAGATTGTTGGTATTCTTCTTCAGTTAGCTCATCTTTACCGAAATACATGCGTCCTAATTGGGTATGGACAGAGCCCCTGTCTAATGGAAAATCAATTAGTTTAGCCATGATTCTCACGTGATAAGCGTCGTAATCGAATTCAAAGAACATATCATTTTTAGGAATAAATGCTGTTCTTGAACCATCATTTTTATTTAAAGCAGCGAAGTTAACACCGTTAAATGAGTTTGTGGGACGGGTGGTGA